ATGAGCATAGTATCTTTTATTAAATATTTTTACCTGTATATAACCTCGTGAATTAATATTACCTGCTTTGGAACCCACAGGAATAACAGAGCTTGGTTGTTTTTTCCAAAACAGCTTACCTTCTTTGTATTCAATGTATTCTTTTAAATTATCTTGTGTTATCATATTTACCAAATTTATCTATTGACAAACGCTTGACAGACCGTTAGTATCGAGTATGTTCCAGGATGAAAGTAATAAAGGATCATTAATGTATGTTATGTCCATCGTATTTTAATTCGTCTAATGCTTCCATAATATCTAGGGATTCTATATCATCTAAATCATCCATAATATCTCTTGCTTTAAGCAACTTCTTAATCTTTTCCACAGAGTTGACATAGAACTCACACAGGTCGTCAAGTGGTTCAAACACACACATAATATCTTTAGTTGATATTACCGCTTCATTCTTTTTCAACAACTGTACCGGCAACCAATGATTCATTATCAATCCAGATTCATTGTTTTTATATTGTATTCCGACTGTCATAGGTTCACATATAGTAAACTGGTCATTATCTTGATTAATCACGTTACCAACAATATCTTCACCATTCTGTAAGCGAACTATTTTAATATTATCCATTTTTTAGTCCAATCTTGTATATTTTAAATGGGAACTTCTCTTCATTATATATCTTAGTTCTATCCACGAAATGTTTCAAAGTAAAGTTCATGTGTTTTCCAACACGGAGATCATCAGATATGTCATATAATGTGGCTATTTCTTTGCCATCACTTTGTCGTAAGCCTCGTCCAATGCTTTGCAAAGTTCGAATGCTCGATTTTGTTGGCATTGCAAATATAATGTTATGCAGGTTCCTAATATTAATTCCAGTACTAAAAGTACCAAAACTAGCCACAATAATAGCATCTTGTTCTATCTCCATAATTCTTCTAACTTCTTCACGGTCTGATGTATCTACACCACCATGAATAAAGAAAACTTTTCTGTTGCCAATTTTCTCTGTATCCTTTATCATATCATACAGTATTTTGCCATGTTTGTCAACCATTTGATATAGTACCAATGTATTTTTACCTAAGCTAACTGCAAGATTCTTAACGAATTTGTTTCTTGCCTCATGTGAGATTAAGTAACCAATCTCCTCAGCATATGTCATACCTTTAACTGCTTTGGATTCTTCATCAGTATGTTTTAATACCAAACATTTAATTTCAAAGTTGGATAACTGGTCTTTGTCGATCAGTTCTTTTGTGGAGATTACCTTCTTAACTGGACCAAACAGACCTTCTAATACTAGTTTGTGTGTCTTGGTACCATCTAAGGTACCCGTAAGGCCAATACGGTACTTGGCATTAGTACAAGAGGTAAGAATAGTAGTAAGTGATTGTGCTTTAAAGTTATGTGCCTCATCACCAATTACATAATCAAACTGTTCAAAATATTCTTTTGGCATTTTATACAAAGACTGCCAAGTGGATATTGTCAACGGTTTGTCTGTGGTCTTTTCTTTACCTTGATAGATTCGGTGTAAATGTTCTTCCATACTACCATCATTGTAATCACCAAAGTCGGAGAATAACTGTTCCACCAAAGATGTAGTTGGAACAATAACAAGGCCTTTTAAGTTTTGGTATTTCCAAAGTTGTCTAAAGATGAGGTAGATAATGAGGGATTTACCTGAAGCTGTTGGAGATAATAGTAACGCTCTTCGCTTCTGCATTGCATGAACATAGGCATTGATTTGGTGTTCTCTAACTTCAATTGGTTCGCCACGAGCATGTGGGTTAATTTCTGAGATAAATTTCTTTGCATGGTATACCGAGTATTCACTTTCTGTATCTAAATCATTTTGACATTCATATGTGTAACCTCTCGATTCACAAAACTGTTGGATATAATCCAATAGACCCAAATACAACTGTGATGTTTGTAAGTTGTATAATCTTATTTTGCCATCCCAAATTTTATTTCGAAATGCTGGAACAAACTGGTAACCAGGAACAAAGAATGTAAAAAACTCCGATAACTCTCGAGCAATGTGTTTTTCACAAGTTATCTTGGCATATACTTCATCCTTTTTGGAGATTATTATATTATTGGCCACCAATAAACTTTTCCCAGGAAATGTAGTCCCTAAGCTGCCAGGTTCTTTGTTTTAATTCATTCATAATAGATTCGATTACAGATACCGTTTCTTCATGGTATACTTTCTTCTCTAACATGCGAATAAGGTCATCGTCACCTTCCAAATAGGCATTGATATCAGATTTTAAAACAAACTGAAACGGTTCCCATCCATGTTCCTTTAATTCATCGGCATCCATACGGCCAGAATAATAGTTAATCTTTACCTTACGCATACGCAAATAATCAAAGTGTGCCTTCTTAGAGGCAATCTTATGTTTGGTAAGAATGGAGAGATATTTGTTGTGTAGAGTGGGTATCTTGATGAGTTCTTTACCAGGTTCGGTCTGGTCCATCTCTGCATCTTTTTCCCAATACTTTAATACTTGTTCTAAGTTTTCCATAATATAATAAAAAAGTTATCCTAAACCTGTATAATATCACATATACGTTATGTTGTCAATACTTAAACACTTTCAAATTCAAAATAATCAAATATAAAAGTGGCATCTGCCGTCATGACATCATCGGCCGATTGGGAACTATCAAATATAATATCCGATAGACTAATTGGGAACATGTTAATTAGTTTAACTCTCAATATGGGGTTGTTTAATGCCGAAAGTACCGTAAGGGTACCATCGGAGTAGTATTTCATATTGGTGTTTTTACCAACATTCTGTACATCAGTTAACCTTTTTCTCTCCTCAAAATTGACTGGAGATGCGATGGAACGGAACCAGTTATGGATATGGCGCCATCCTTCTACCGATTCATCCAATAGGAAATGAACGTTAAAAGGGTTATAAGTTATCTTATTACCGGGAGCAAAATAATCCAACATAGGACTACTGATAGGAGCTTGACCCAAGTTAATTCCAGGTAAGTTTACCGATTGGCAAAAGAATTGAGATGTGCCAATCCTATCAAACGTCAATATAAACTTTGTCGGTTGAAGTAGGTTGGTGTTTTGAGGTGTTCTGTTAAATGCTGTCATACTAGTATTTATGTAGCCAAAAAAAAGACCACCCGAAGGTGGTCTTTCAAATATCACTCTATGGTGATTTTTTTATTACATCAAGTTTGCTACTTTGAAAATGCGATAGTACTGGTTAGTACGAGCATTCATACGACCGTTACCAGCAGTTAGACCTTCTGCGAATGGGTTTGCGACCATTCCATAACGTGTCTTAAAGCCAATCTTAGGTTGGAATGTGTACTGGTCTACTGCACGAACCATTTGCAATGGAACGTATGGGCAATAGAACAAGCCAGCATCGTAAGGACTAGAACCTTTGTAACCAATTGTTACCAACTCTTGGTTGCTTGTGTAGCCACCAAAGTATGGGTCGATGTAAACCTTGATACGACCATGTAACAAACCAGCAAATGTATTGCCTGTGTCATCTACTTGCAAATCAGTTTGGAGAGCAGGAGTATATTGTAATACACCAGCCATTGCCATTGCTGAAGCAACGTCAGAAGAAACAATCATTACATTACCTTTTCCTCTACGAGTCTGCTTAGCAATTACGTTAGCATCACGCTCGATTTGGAAAATTAGACCTTTGAAACGCTCAACTGACCAACGGCCGTTAGAGTCTGTATCTAAGTCAAATGTACCAGCATTTGTTGTACCATACTGAGCACCAACAACAGCAGTTGCGTAGATTGTACGGATAACTTCACGGTTAATTTCAGCCAAAATTTCTGTTGAAAGAATGTTTGACAATTCTGTTTCAGCGTCAAGACCATGGATTGCTTTCAAGTCTTGTGCTAGTTCGAGTGAGTACTCAGCTTTCAAAGCACGGCTTTGAGCAGTTACAGTAACTTTCTCAATAGAGAATGCCATCTGTGCAAATGCTGTGTTGCCATCAGAACCCAAGAATTCAGCAGTAGCTGTTGGGATACCTAGACCGCTTGTGAAAGCGTTAGCAGAGAAAGAGTTAACAGGGTTAACAGAGATGTCAGCAGCTTTGTTACCACCGAAACCGTAGATGTTAGCGGCAGAACCTTGGCCGGTAAACATTGTGTTGGCTTCGTTAAAGAATGCCTCATCACCACTTTGAGCAACATACTTGGCACGCATTGCAAAAATCAAACCGGTAGGACCAGTCATTGGCTGAACGCCAGCAACGTCATAAGCGATTAGATTTGGTAGAGCACGGCGAACCAAAGAGATCAAGATTGGATCGAAATTCTGAATACCACCACCAGTGGTGTTAGTAGGACCATCAGAGTTTTCGTTTAAAGCTTGACGATCTTGTGTCATGGCTTGTTGTTGATTTTCCAAAACAAGAGCTGTAACAGCACGCTTGTATGGGTCTTTAATGGCTTCTAATTCTGGATGCTCCAAAACTGGTGCCCATTTAGTTTGTAGTTCGTCTGTTAAATACATTTTGTATTCCTTATTGTTGTTATTATGGTTTATTTAACCAAGTTTTTTGAAATTACATTAGCATACTGTTCCATTAAAGGATCGGAAGATTTAGAAACCTTCTTCTCTTCTTCAATTTCTACAGTATCATCTAAAGCAGAACTGTCGGCAACTTTAACATCGGACTTGAAATATGATTCTTTCAAAGTTTCGACTTTAGTAGCAAACTCTTCCTCTGTGGTAAACTCTACGTTCTCTGCGAGCGATTTCAATTTCTCCACTTGGGTCTGCGATAGGCCTTCACACGCTGTGTAGATTGCCTCAATTTTTTTCTGTTCGTTAAGAGCTTTAGCCAACTCAACGCCTTTGCTGATTTGCTCATTTAAAGAGGCTTCGAGTTCTTCTACCTTGGTTGCCAACTCTTCAACAACATCAACCTTGTCGGTAGGAATATCGATGTAATGCTCTTCGAACAAACCTTTTAATCCAGTAATAAAATCTTCTACGATTTCGGCACGGAGACCTTTTTCGATAGCGATTTCGTTATCTTTCATCCACTCTTCAACCATGTAGTTGAGGTAGTCGTCCACTTTAGCGGCCAAATCTTCTTTGATTTCTTCAACAGCGGCATGGAATTGTTCTGTAAGTTCTGCTTCAATTTCTTCAGCAACTTCTTCAGCACGAGCAATAACTGCGGCTTCAAAAATTGTGGTAGCTTTAGTAGCAAACTCTTCGGAAAGATTTTCGCCAGACAACAGAGCGTCAATATCTTCCTTCATTTTTGCCTTAGACATAGCTTTCTTAATCATGGCTTTGTCTTGAGCAGCATCTTCGTGACCTTCTTCTTTTTCTTCGGCAACAACTTCTTCGCCTTCAACTTCGGTCTCTTCGTATTGTTGAATACCAACACCGCCTTTATTAGGTTTCATCATTTGCTTACCTGGCTTTCCTTCTGGTTGATCTACTGATCCAGCTTGTGCAGGCTGACCAGTAAGTTTCTTAGCTGGCTCAGAACCTACAGGAGGTGTTGCACCTGGAGCGGTTGCTGTTGGCGTACCTCTAGTTGCATCTGGACCAGAGTCAGTTGTTTTGGTAACTTGAGTACCAATGTCACCTGCGTCTTTTGTACCGTAGGCAACATCACCACTTAGTTTTGCTGGTTTATCTTGACCACTTTTCTTACTAGCGACAGAGCCTGAAAGAATTTCTTTAGCGGCTTCGGACAGATTAAATTTTCCCATTTTGAAAATCTCCTTGATTTATATTGGATATTTATATTTAAAGTTTTTTGAAGAAGTTCTCAAAAATGCGTAGACTTACTTCCTCGATCTCTCCTCTGGTTGCCTTGCGGATTTGACCCACGGCCTCAGAGTAATCTTGTTCGGTCCATACACCATTGACTAACATCCATTCTTTACCCTCCATAATACCTTGTACAAAAGCACCAGGTGCTGAAGGGTCTGCTACAATATCTGCCGCTGTGGCTAGATAGAAATCGGGTTGTACAACGTTAACACCGTTAACATTTTTTAGTGAACCCATGCCTCTTGAGGATACTCCTAGTTGTGCACCACCTTCAATAAGACTTTTGGCGATGTTACCCATAGGCGTATCTAAAATTTTTGCTTTACCAATCCATTGTTGGCCATCTTCTTTTAAACCAGTAATCATGTGTGATACACGGTCAAGATTGATACTTGGTGATTCTGGATGACCTAACTCTCCAAAAGCACGATGTTTATTAATGTACTCTTCTGTATACCGAGCTACTTCTTTTCTCATGGTATTGAACTCATACAAACGGCCGTTACGGTTTTTCTTCTCGGAAACCAAAAATGGCCCCTCGATGTGTAAGGATTTTTTACCATCAGATTCTTCAACCACATAACTTACGGTTTCATTAATTTCTTTAATGAGTTTCATAGCCCCATTGCCCTTCTTTTCCTTAACGACATAACTCTTTTTCTAAGAGATTGTCCTAATTTAGCACGCCTTTTAGCTTTAGAACGCCTTGAACCCATTTTACGGTTTCTACGCTCAATAGGTGACATGCGTGTCATTTTGCCACCCCTAATTGTCCAACCTTTTACAGCAGAAAGTTTCTTCCTACGTTGAATCTTTCCTTTTCTAACTCTTACTCGAAAGGTCTTAGTTCTACCAATCTTCATTATGTTTCTTACCGCTTCAGATACATTACTAGTTTCAAACATCTCTGCCGCCAAACGCAACTTGATTTGGTTGAATTTTTGGTCAACCAAATCGTTTAAATATTGATCTAAAACTTCCTTACTTTCTACTAACTGATTGTTAAGGAGTTTGTCAATAAAACCATCCATTATGGAGTTAAACCATATGGAGGATAGTTAAATGCTGCCGGATCATTAAATTGACCACGCTGGTAATAAGCATTGTCTTTACGCAATTCAATAACGATTGTGTAACTTGCATTAGCTACTTGGCCACGGGTACAGATGGCAATATCACCATTGTTACCATTTGTCACGGTAGGATTTTTAATTGTAATCCAATTTCCATTACCGTCATATTCGCCATTACCTTGTAGAAACATAATTGGAATACCAGCATTTGCTTGAGCGCTTGTTGTGTTCGACCAATACAATTGTACATCACCGGTTGCTGTATCTGAATCATACCACAGGCGGTGAATACTTAAACCATAATAAGATTTGGCTGAACCACTAACACTCAACAATCCATTTGCAGTATTTAAAGCTCCAGATAATGAATTTGCAGCAATTCTTGCCACGTTATTTTCTTGACCAGAACCATCAAAATCACCAGTCAATTTAATAATTGCGTGTTGAGTATCATCTTTTAAAACTTGGTATGAAAATTTATTTCCCATTTTTTTATTCCTGTTTAAATTCTTCTGGTAAGGCTATCGCCCATTGTGAAGCGTTATACGGTATGCTTATGTATTTATTAATCTTATCTATGTGGTATAGTGCCACCCGCTGGCCGTCACCAAACTGTCTAATTGATACTCTTTTCATCAACATGACGGCAGGAGGGTCAGCCGGTAACTTATCTTTACGAGCTTCATTTATCTGACCGAAACGAACTTCTTTAAGAGTTTTCACCCGTTTCTTCCTCTTCTACTTCCGTTTCATTTTCTTCCTCAGGTTGAGCCATCAAACCTTGAGCAATTTCTACCTTTTTTGCTTCAATATGAGCATTTACTTTGTCTTGAATAGATGAATATAAAGAGTTTCTAAACTCTACTCCATTGTCATCCATTGCGTAATCGATTATACTTTTAGTTTCCATTTTTATCTCCAATAAAATATTTATAATATACGTTTCAATTTAATTAAAGTACCACTTACTTCTTCTTTAGTGGCTTTTGCTTGTGCATCCTGTTGTTGCTGAGCCATGTCCATAGCGTGTTGTTGGTCATCTGGATTCTGTGGTTGACCAGGTACTTGTGACATCATCTGTGCTTGTGCCACATCATTGGTTACACCAACTGGCAATCCAAGACCATCTTTTTTCTCTTGTTCAATCTCTTTTTCCATAACCTGAATATCATCATCGGTTAGGCGGAGAACATTACGTTGAATCCATGCCTGTGAGAAGTAACGACCAGTATACGGATCAACAGAACCTAACAACTGTAAACGGTTGGTCATCAGTTCGGCTTCTTTGAGTTCAGAGAAGTTATTGTCTTTGATGAAGTCGTAATGAATGTATTCTTTGAATTCACTCCATTCTTCATTGGTACAGATACCTTTTAA